TTGGCGTACAGCGAACCGGCAGCCTGCCCGTAGCGCTCGGCTTCCTGCGCGGTGGCGCCTAGCGCGCCTTCCATCGCTCCGAGGATCTTGCCTCGGTCGAGCGATTCGACCAGCGCGCCGCCGAGGCCACCGGCCGCCACCCCTGCCGCCACGAACCCGGCCGCAGACGCGGCAACGTCCTTTGCGGACGCGCCCACTTTGGATGCGAACGCGGCAACGCCGCTTTCACCATCGGTGAGCTTGTCGATCAGATCCTTGACGTCACCGAGGATCGTGACCTTGATCGGCTTGGCCACCGTCGAACCCCCCTACCTCATCACGGGTTCTCGGTGGTCCCTCCCACCACGCGGCCCGCCCTGGTTGCGCTTGTGCTGCGCCTTGACGTCCGCGTCCATCTGCTTGACCAGGGCGCGGTACTCGTCCAGCCGTAGTGACTGGACGTCGGACCACGTGAGGCCCCGGAAGTGGTTGACTAGGCGGGCTTTCGTGACTGCGCGCGCCGCGCGGCCCGATTGGGCGTGACGGCCTCGGCGTTTCCCTCGGCGTCCGGCTTGCCCGGGGACAAGCGGACGTTGCCCGCGTCTTCCCACGTGGCATCCGGGTTGTCGCGCAGCATCACGACGAACGCGACCGCGCGAAGGAACCGGCCCTTGCGGGCGCCCTTCTCCGCGACGCTGTCAATGCTTGCGTCAATGAGGTCTTCCACCTTCTCGATTTCGCCGAGGGTCAGACCGTTGACGTCGGTGGACAGCTCGAACACGTGCCACTCTCCTTAGCTACCAATGCGTTTGCCCACAAGGGCGGACATGAGTTCGCGGAACCGAGCTGCGTACTGTTCGCGGCGCTCGTACGCGGCCTTGAACAGGAACGGAACGGCCTTGATCCCGCGACGCGGCCACCCGAAGTGCACCGGCCCCGCGTAGTGCTTGCTGCGGCCTCGGCCGGAACCAGCGCGGACGACGGCCCCCTTGAGCGAGGACGACGGGGCCACCGAGGACGCCAGCGCCCCGGACACCTGCGGAGTCAATGAGCGGGCCGGGGGGACGACGATCGCGGCGGTTTCCTTGTGGGCCTCGCGTAGTCCCTTGGCCGTGTCCTTGTCTTTCGCCGTGCGGATCGCCTTGCGCAGCTCGGCGTGTCCCTCAACCCGGACCTGAAATTTCACGCGCACCCCCGAGAGGCCGGACCATCTGCGTTGTGGTGCGCACAACAGGCGCGAGGGTCGATCAGTCGCCCGGCTCGGTGTAGATGGCAGTGACAGCCGGGAGCGTGCCCGGGTCCAGGACCACGAACGGCAGCGTCATCCGCGACAGATCGTCAAGGCTTGCCTCGGGAGACTCGCCCGTGAACTGGATCGCAGGACATTTCAGCTCGAACGCGGACGCGCCCACCACACCGTCGTAGACGACGCGGAAACCGAGGACGGCCCCGGCAACGAATGACTCGTACAGGGGCAGCGTGGCCGAGTCGAACTCAACTTCAAGCTCACCCTCGTACGCGGGCATCTCGGCCCGCACCGGCTTGGCCTTGAGCGCCGAGGACCGCACGAACCGCCGATCGGTCTTGAACCCCCGCGATCCCTTGGCGGACCACTTGGACACCGGTACGGCCGTCTCAACGCCACCCCGAGTCAGGTACACCGTCGCGCGGGTCCAGTCATAGGCCACAGCCTCGGCGGGGTAGGCGATCGGCAGGGCCGGACCGATGTGCGTCACGGTCTGAAAGTCGAACGTGGCCTTGAACTTGAGCGGGCTGTCAACCTCCTGTTCAAGCTCCCACTCGGTGACGACGGCCCCGGTGTGCTTGTACGGCACCGTGCCCCCGTCCACCTTGGGGCGAACCACTTGCACGGTGTAGCTCGGCGACGCCGAGTCCGTGGACGTAGTGAAGGTGTGGACGTCGTCCGCGGTGGCCATCGTGTCGAACGCGGCGCGCAACAGGGACCGTGCGCCGTTGTCCAGTAGGTCAAGCTCAATCTCGCCCTCGCCGCCCATGTCCACGATCCGGCGACGGTCGGCCCGCACGGTCTGCAAACCAGCGCGAAACCCCTTGCTCTCCATGAACTCGGGCGCGGCCTTGAACGAGTCGGCCTGCCCCTCGTACCCCTCGGTGGTCGTCGCGGCCACGCCATAGGCGGACTCGGCGCCGATCGAGATTGCAGCGTCAAGCGCCACGGTGAACCTCCTAGGACTGGACGCGACCGCGCACCCGGACCGTGACGTCCACTTGGGACGCGGTGCCGAGGGTGGCGTGTTCGCCGTTGGTGGTGAGAGAGCGGACCGGGCGGACGTCGATCAGGCCCGGAACCGCGGTCGGCTCGAACGCCAGGACCGCGTCACACACGGCCGTCTTGAGGCCGGTCACGGCGCGCTCGGCGTGGATCGGGTCGCCGGACTCAGCGGCCACGGCGCGGATGGTGATCTCGGCCGTGACGTTGGTGGGCTTGCGGCGGCCCGCGACCATGGCGACCGGCTCAAGCTCGGGCTCCACCGTCTCGGTGAACCACACCGCGCGGCGGCTCTGATCGGCCCCGGGGTCGGCCCACGTCGTGATGGTCTTGGTTCCGGCGAACGCGGCCTTGAGCACCGCGTAAAGGGCTTCCTTGGTGGCAAACACGACGTCAACCAGGACCCACCCCCTAGCCGAACGGCGCGCGGATGCGATGCGCGTTGAGGACTGCGTTGACCTCGGGCAGCGACACGGGCCGCCACGAGCCACCCGCTTGGGCGAGGTTCTGTGTGCCGAACTCCGAGATGACGGACGTAGCCCGATCCGGTAGTCGCGCGTCCAGGTCGGTGACCCACTGCCGCGCGATCGTGCGCACGGCCCAACGGATGGCGACCGGGGGCGGGTTGTCCATGGACCAGGACTGCCCGGTGTATTCGGTGACGCGCTCAACCGCGTAGTCGCGGGCCTCAAGCAATGTCGCGTCCTCGAACCGGTCCGTGTTGTCCAACCCGTCAAGCCTGCGAAGTTCGGCGAGGGTGGCGAACAGGTCCACCTCTCGCACTCTCCTTAGGTGGAAGCCATGCCCGAGTCGGGCAAGTGTGCTTGCGTGACTCGGGCATGGCGTTGTGGTTACGCGGCGGGCAGGGTCAGCAGGGCCGAACCCGAGGTGTCGATCAGGGCGCCGCCGTAGCGCTGGACGAACTTGTACGACACCAGGTCCTCAAGGAACTTGACCTCGGTGGACCGGGCAACGCGCAGCGGACCGGCGAACCGGACGGTGAAACCGCCGAGGTCGGTGAACGCAATCTTGCCCTCGTTGGTGGCGCCGAAACCCGGGTCGACGGACACGGGGCGATCCATGAGGGTCAGTGCGCCGCCGTCCGCCACCGACTTGAGCAGGTAGCGGCCGTCCGCGTCCTTCCACTTGCGGGCGCGGGCCAGCGTGAGGCGACCCATGATCCAGCGGGCACGGGCCGCGTAGAACTCCGGGATCGAGTAGTGCACGTCAATAACCGCGTCGGTGTAGCCGTTGTCCGCAGCCGGGGCCGCCGCGATCGTCTTCCGCAGCGCGGGCAGGATGCCCGTGGTGGTCGACAGCAGCGCCGCGACGAAATCCACACCCATGGTGTCCGCGAGGTTGGGACCGGCGTCCGCGACCAGAAAACCAATCAGGTCGACAAGGTCGTCCTCGACCAGCTCGGCCGAGATGTGCGAGACGTAACCGGTCTTGGCCACATCCAGGGGCACCAGGTCCGTGGCCGGGTAGTTCTCCGGCAGCGCGTTGCCCTCGGCGGTCTTGCCCCGGTGTGCCTTGGGCACGACGCGGGGGAAGTCGATCGCCCCGCCACCGGTCGTGCGGATGACTCGCGCACCGGCCGCGATGATGCTGGACCGCTCCTGAATGACCTTGAGCAGTTCGGAGTACAGCGAGGGCCGCGCGGCGGTCTTGCCGCCCTGCTTGTTGTCCACGTCGATGCCCACGCCCAGAACGGCGCGGAACTCCGCCGAGTCGCCCTCACCGAGCGCGCGGAGCGTCGCGTTGTCATCGGCCTCGGCGCCCACGGGGCCGCGGTTGGCGCGTTCGTCGAGCGCGGCCAGCAGCGCGTCACGGGTCTCGGTCGCGCGGGCCTCGCCCAGCTCGGCGTCAAACCGCGCGTCGATGGCGTCCAGGCGCGCGAGGATCAGCCGCTCAAGCTCCGAGCGGCCCTCATCGGCTGCGCGCTGCAAGGCGTTTTCAGCGTGCGCCCGCTGTTCGGCGGTGGTCGTGCCCTCGGTAACGGATGCGGTCACAGTGGTGTCCCCCTTGGCGGGATTGGCCAGCGCAGCCGGAATCGAGCGCTTGGCAACGGTGGTGTCCGGGTAAGCCGGATTGGTGACAGGACCGAGTTCGCGGACGCGGAAGTCCTTGACGGTCCGAATGAGGTCCCCGGTCTCGGGGTCGCGGGTCCACTCCTGGTCCGCGCGGACGTCGCGAAGGATGAACATGAACGACGACCCCCGCACGATGCCCTTGTCCACCAGTTCGGCGACGTCGCGCCCGGCCGTGGTGTCCGGTAGGTCGATCTCGTACCAGCCCCCGGTGTCGTCCACACCGGTCCGCAGCCCGTATCCGGTGCGGCCGAGGGGCGATCCGAAATCGTGATTGAACGTGGCGAGTAGTTCGCCGCGTTCCATGTCCTCGCGGCCTGCTCCTGCCTCGATCCGCTCACGGAAGCCGCCGAGATCCAGCGACAACCGGTTGAACACGTAGGCGTAGCCGCGAATCGTCTTGCCGGTTCCATCCGCTTTGGCGCGGACCTCAACCGCGGTCGCGAAGTCGCGCCGCTCAGTGGTGTGCATCAGGCCCCCTTGTCATCCCCCTCGGACTCGGGGGGCTCGGACTCGTCGGTGCCCTCGGCGTCCAGCTCGGCCGGATCGGTTGCGGGGGCGGTGTTCTTGGACAGCACAAGA